TATGTGTGTAAGAATCATCATAAAGTTTCATACTATCTTCTTCACGGATATAACTATCCATATCTTCAGAATAAACAGTATTTGCTTCATGATAATAACAACTATCATATTCTGAATATACAGTATAATCATTTAATACATAACCATCAACATCATCACAATGTCTGCAACAGTCTTCACAAGCATAAGTTCCTACTCTTCTTCCAGCAACAATTTCATGTATATCATTTACACTTTCTTCACAAGATTCACACCAAGGGCCATCATCATCATCATCTGAACAATCTTCGTATTGTCCCTCAGTATAATTTAAACAATAATCTTGTTGTTCAAAAGTAGATATAGTATTATTACAGCTTAAATACTTAAAACTATCCATATAAGGATATTCCCAATTACTATCAAAACCTAAATCTAACTTAAAAGTAACTGGTTTAACATTCCTATCATTAAATACATTAATATATCCGTTAGTTTGTAAATAGATTTCCATAAATGACCTATCTTCTGTAGTGTGAAAATAAATTCTATCATGATATTTAACTCCTTCTTTTCCTTCTGGATACCATAAAATACATCTAGCTCTTATTTTTTCATCAGCATCTACAATAGCTAATAATTCTACTTGTCTTATATTTTCAGTATAAATATTAAAATAACCTCTACAAGAATGATATCTCATACAGCTTGAAGAAAGATCCCCAGCAACATTTTTTACATAATTATCTTCATGATAAGCGTATTTAATATCCTTACCTGAATATATCTTATAAAAAGCATTATCCATACCACATTCCATTAAGCCTTGTTTTTGATAAGCTAAAGTAAACATTTCTATTTCTTTTTCAGTAAATTGTTGAGGAAAAAGTGTTTGTACTAACTTCCCTATTTTACTTTTTAATCTTTTATTAGGCTCCCATACTTCTAAAATCTCTTTATTTACAATAAATTTAGGTGCTACAGGATTTAAAAGGCTTGTATGAATATTACTGACTAATTTACAATCTACATTATGATATCTATCTCTTCCTAAAAATTTTACTTTTAAATTATATCCTACATAAGAATAAGGAATTATACCTAATCCTTTTTCTATAGCTTGTGAATAAGAATTAAAATAATTTTTATAAGCAAATTTATCTATAATAACTTCATCTCCTGCTTCTATAGTATCACAACTTTTTAAAGATAATAAATTTTCATTTAATAAATTTTCTTTTCTTTTATCTAAAAAACTCACTAGAGATTTATTATCAAAAGACACATTTATGTAGTTTCTATAGTTATCTTTAGTATCGTCTATTTTCTTTAAATTTAAAAATGCTTCAGTTATTGGAGAATCTATTTCTTTTAATCTCTCTTTAAATTTCTGATGTATTAAGAATTTTACTTTCATATTTTTTTGTTTTTCTTGGTTTGTTTTTTAAATTTATGTTTGCTAATTCAAATAATTTTTGAGTATCATTATGATTCCAGGATTTTTTTACTATGTTAAAGTCTTCTATAATTTTTAAAGTGATTTCTCTGGCTGTTATAGGTTTTTCAATTAAACCTAATAAATAAGATTTTGTTATATACTTTTCCATTTTTATTAATTTATTAGTTCTAATATATCATTATAACATAATGATAATTCATGATTTGGTGATCCTCCTTCTTCTATTTCATCCATACATAATTGTACTAAATCATAAATTTCTTCTTTTAAATTAGGGTATTTTCCTGCCATTTCTTTAGCAAAAATGTTTAAATCTTTAATTGTTGTCATTGTTTTAATTTTTAAAAATAAAAATACCCCTACCTAATAAGTAGGGGCTGTTAATAATATTGTTTAGTTGTAACATAAATCAAAAGCTACTTTATGAGCTAATGTGTTAGTTAATGCTGCTCCACTATACATAAGAGCTTCTTCTGATTGAGAAGCTACATTGTGAGTTAAATATCTTGTAGTTCCTTGTAAAAGAGAAAATAAGTTATCTCCTGTATTTTTTAATTCTATAGCAGTAACTTCATGTATAGAATTTAATACATTTTGTCTTCTTGTTTTTTCTTCTAGATATGTTTGTCTATTAATACCAAAAACTCTTTGGAAATATTCATTTTCCATATCCACAGTAATAGGTTTTAAAGCCAAATCATTTAATAACTGTATATAATTTTCTACATCAGCATTTATTTGAACAATACCTTCACATAAATTAAATATCTTATTTTGTGAGTTAGTGGTGTTTTTAAAAGCTACATTATAATCAGATTTCCAAGAAGAAGCTCCATTCTTACACCATAATCTTTTAGTAAAATAAGATACAGAAGTCATTGTTTTTCCATCAAATCCTGTTTTAAATAGTAATTTAGACTCTATTAAATCTCCTACCATTCTAGATTTTTTAATTTCATAAGTTTTTAAAGGCACTGAAAAAGCTATTTTAGCTCCTTTTTTGTATTCAGTATACTCTAATTTATTAACATCTAAATCTAATTCTGATTCTAAAATACTATGTATTACACTGTCTAATAATAAGTCTAAATTTAAAGGGTTAAAAGATTTACCTACCACTCCTAAACAATCTCCTCCTGTGTTTCTATAAACACCATAATTATTTGGGCTTTTAAATCCTTCTATACCTGAATGTAATTGTACTTTTACAGGATTAATCATTTTTTCTCTGATATTCTCTATTTTAGAGTTATCTAGTTCTATTTTTTCTAATATGTCCATTGTTTTTTTTTTATAATTGTGAATAATAATTGTGTATTAAATCTTCCATATCTTGAGGAAATTCATTAAATTTATTTTCATAGAGACCTATAGCTAAATATTTAGCATGTCCTGTAGTCATTTCATCTATAAATGTCTCATCTTTCCTTAAATTAAAATAATCAGACACCTCATCTGAAGTAAAATTAATATCAAATGTTTTAAAAAAATCAATACAAGCTATTTTAGCATCTTCCAAAGAAACCATTTCATTGTCATTTACCTGTATATTTTCATCTTCCCAAGGTATTTCTGTTACAAAATATAAGTATCTATCTACAATACAGTAACCAGGAATAATCCACATTTCTTCATCAGTACATTCTTTTAGTGTCCATATTCTGTTATTATCAAAAGACTTAACAAAGTTGAGCTCTTCTCCAAAAGTTTCTAAAGCTGTATTACCATAAGAATTATCTTCTGTTATAGGATTCAATAAAGGTCTATATTTTTCTACCCATTGTTCATAATTTAATGTAATCATATTTTTGTTTTATTTCGTTAATAAATTGTTCTAAAGGTATTTTTCCTTGTTGTTTTATACAATCACTAATATCTTTACATTGAAGATAGTCAGGTTTATCTATAGGATATATTTTATATAGTTCTTGTAATTTTTGTCCTGCTTTAAAACCTGCTTCATCAAAATCCATTAATGAGACTATTTGAGAGCAATATTTCTTTAAGTGTCTTATAAGATCAGGATTATAATTAGCTCCTTCTCCATGTAATGCTACTGCTGAAATATCATACATTTTAAGTAAAAGAACTTCTTTCATAGATGATGTAAGTATAAGTAGGGGTATTTGTTGTTCTTTTATTTTAAGTTGGTGATATCCTTGTAAATCAGCTAAATTAGAAGTATTAGAATACCATTTAAACTGTTTTTTTCTTCTTGGAAAATAAATCTTTACTGAGTTTGAAACAGGAAAAAAGTAAGAAAAAGCTAATTCATCTCTCTTTATTATAAATTTTTCTTTGTTTATCCATAGCTTATTTATAGAATAAATATTATATTCTCTATGTAACTTTAATATATCTATACCATAACTCCACCAATAATCTATATCTTTTAAAGTAAATTGTTTAGGCTGAAATTGTATAATAGTCTTAGATTTTTCTATTACTTCTATTTTTTTATAGTTAGATTTAACTATATCTGCTTGAAAGTCTATTTTTAATAAACCAAAATCAGCACAAATCTTATCTAAAGCATTCATATAGTCTAATCCATAAAGAGTAGCTACATAAGATATAGGAGTCAAACAAGTACCTTCAGCATAATCTTTATACATATATAAACCATTATTACCTAAAAATACACAACTTGAGGGGTTTTTATCTGTTCTAAGTGGACTAGAAAATACTTTACCTACTTTAAAATTACCTATATAGTGTTTAAATATATCTAAAGAAGACAAGTTATTCTCTATTAATTCTTTTTTATTTATCTTTTTAGGTAAATTCATTCTTTTTAGTTATAAAAAAACCTCCTACATTACTATAGGAGGTTTTATGATTAATTAATATCCTAATAAGGTGTATCTGAAGTTTCTCCTACAATAGGATTAGAAGTAGCTAAAGGATCTTGTTCTGCATCATAATCTTTTAAAGTCCATGGTTCAAAATAACCTTGTATTCCATATTCATCTGCACAAAATTCTACAATAAATCTTTCTAAAAAAGTAAGAGATTCTTTATTTAATTTTTTTTGCTTTAGTTTATCTACTTTTTCTCTATCAAATGTACATAATCTTAAAGTTTTCATATAAGCTCCAGGGAGAATAAAAGAAGAATCAATTCTTTGAGATTGTACTAATTCTCCATCTTTATCTCTAGTTACTACTGAATAAGGAACAATAACAGTACCTAAATCTAATCTTGTTAACTCTTGAAGTTGTTTAAAATTTTCTTTAAATAGCTTTTTAGTGTCTATTAATACATTAGTTTCTCTATTATACATATCAGCATTAGACCATGCCATTAGAAATTTATATATTTTTTCTTCTCCTACTAAAGCAGCTCTATAAGTCTTAGGAGCTAATACTTCAAAATCTTTAGGAGATACTCCTTTTTCATACTTAGTAAAACTTTTAAAAGAGTCCCATAAATCTTTTTCATCATGTACCCATTGTGATTGTCCTACACAATTAATGTACTGTATTTTTCCATCTTTAGAAGTTTGTACTTTATCATCTATAGAAAAATACATAATATCAATATTTCCTGTATCTTGATTTTTTACATAAACAGGAATATTTAATCTTTCCCAAGCATTACCTTCATTATCTGATTTTTCAGAAGTATATACTTGTTCCTTAATAGATTCTACATCTACTTCTCTCATTTTTGCAATTTGATCCACTGAAGGACAAATAGCTAATACTTCTACTTGGCTAAAACCAATCTTTAATTCTTTTTTAAACCCTTCGGTTTGTTCTCTTTTTGGTAAATTCATAATTTATTTATTTAATTGTGATTATTTATATATTTTATCCCAGTGTGTTACAATATCACCTTTCTTATCTTTTTCAGATATAAGAATTTGTCCTTTTAAATTTGGGTCTCTACTACCTGCTAATATACCTTCTCCCATTACATCAAAATTAAGGTATCTTTTATCTTCATCAGAAGAAATTTTAGCTAAAGCTGTAACTCTAGAAGCAAAAATAGTTTTAAGCTTACCAGTAAGTGCTATTTCACTTACATTAACTTCTTCTTTTCCTCCATCTCTTAGTAGTTTATCTGCTATATGAGCATTATAAATTCTATGAGGAGCAACTTGTTTAAATAGTTCTATTTGATCTAAAAAGAATTTTCTTGACCAAGCATAACCATGACCTTCTCCTAAATCAGTAACTAATTTAAAATTTTCATCTCCATACTTATATACATTACCTTGTTTATCTCTATTAAAGTTTTTACCTTGAGGAGAATTAAACATATAAAGATATGTTCCCCCTATTACAGATAAAGCATCTAAGTCAGATAAACCATCTATAAGAAGATAATCATATTTTCCTTTATTATCTAAAAGAAGATTTCTATATTTAATATAGTTTTCATATGCTTCTATAGTTGTGGTTTCATTAGAGGTATGGATATTAATAATTTTTCCTTCTATATAAGCATAAGCTTCTTTCTCTAAATTTAATATAACAGCATTGTATTTTTTACTAAAATCTCCCATTAGTACACTTTTGCCTATCTTAGGGATACCTACTATTACTAAATCAGAAGGGTTTTTAGGTATTACTACACTAAAGTTTTCAGGTAATTTAAATTCTTGTTTTTCTGCCATATTTATTATTTATTTTGTTTGTAAATATACTACATTTTACTGTAATATTGTTTTTAATTTGTGTTAAAAAGGATTAAGGTGCGCTATTAGCTCTTCTTTGGTAGCTTTAAGCCATATGTTATCTATGATTAATGAATTTTGTGTTTCGCTAGTTTTTTTAGTAAATTTATCTCTTCTAATATTAGTATAATACTCTCCTAATATTCCATTAGGTTTATCTGACATTGAGGATAAAGCTATGAATAGTTGGGGGTTGTAAGTAGGAATAAAGTAGCGACCTCTTTCAGTTATATGCCTAAAATTTAAAAACGAAACCCTAGAATTAATCCCTGAATAATAAGTGCATAAATATTCTTCATCTTTTACTTTAAAATTATCCAATAATCTATACCCTAACTTTTCCAAAGGCTTTTTAAGGTCTTGCTCAAATTGTTGTTGAGTAACTTTCATTGATACTGGTTGTGTAAATTTCATTTAGTTCTATTTAAGTAATTATAATATTGTTCTCTTATTTGTTCTATAGTTATAAAATCTTCTAAAAATGAAGTATAGATTGTTTTCTGTTCTACTCTTAATAACCAATTTGACATAATATAATTTTAGTTTATTTTAAAAAATAAGTGTTATTTAATATAGCTTGATAGTCTTGTTCCGTCATATCTGAAGCTTTTTTAAGCTCTTTAAATGTTCCTACCATACCATGAAAAGCTAATCCTTTTCTTAAATCTGATTCTCCCCAAGTATTTTTATGTATTTTTAAGGATCTATAATATTTAGCACCTGTTTCATTATTTTTTAATCTTAAAGCATCATGTCCTGAAGGAGCTCCTGTATTATAATACAAAGGGTCAAACAAAGACATACATACATCAGAGTCAAAATAAGGTATAGAGCTATCCATAATTTGTTCAGGAGTAGGCTCAAATGATTCTGCTTTATTAGAATACATAATATTACCTAATTGTCTACCTGTTTGAGCTATCATTAAAGGAGAAAATCCATAAAAATCTCTAGCCATTTGCAAATAACCTGAAGTTACATCTATAGCTTCTTTTTTAGAAGTCATTCCTTTTTCAGTTTTAATCCTAGATTGATGGTCTATAATATATTCTGTAACTAAATTATCATCATTAGGTATATATATCTTTTTATGTTCAGATACATCTTCTATTTTACCATTTAAAGCTCCAAAATCTCTAATATTTTTAAATATACCAGTAGGATTACATGCTCCATCATAGATTTCTACTATTTCTTCTAATTCTCCTAAATAATCTTTATAAGATTTCACATAATCATGATATAAAGGAGTTAATCTTTTTCCACCCCAGCCTAACATTTGAGAAACAGGAATACTAATACCATGATCTAAAAATATCTTTCTAGAAACCCATTTACATACAGTATAAACAGAACTTCTTTCCATACTAAAATAATGAATTTTTAATTTAGTTTTAGTATTGTGTTTGTTTTTCAAATACCAATCTATAGGATTAAGAATATATGCTTCTGAAGCAAAAGAAGATTTTCCTATACCTGAACCAGCAAATATAAGAGTATACATTCTTTTTCTTAAAGATATATAATTATCTAAGAAAGGAAATCCAATAGTAATACCATTATTTTCTCCTTCTAAACCTTTGTTTATTTCTTGTTCTACTTTAGAGTATAAATTCATAGTTTCTCAAGTTCTTGTTTAACGTCATTCCAATAAAATTTATTATCACTAAATCCAATAGCTTTTAATATTTCATCTACTGCTATTAATGCACATTGTTTTGAAGTATATTTATCAATATTACCTTGATAGCAAAATAACATCTTATCAACTAATTCCTTAGCTTTTTCTTTTGGTGTCATGTTAGTCTTTTTTAAATGTTTCTTTATAATATTGTTCTGCTGTTACATTATTTTTACTCGTAACACCTTTTGCCCAAGCATTCATAATCTGCTCCTTCTCCATTTCTTTGGCTTGTTCAATAATTTCATACATAACACCATGCACTCCTATTGTAACTTCAAGTTTTACAAACTCTTTTTCTAACCATTCTACTGCTG